CTTACGATCTGCGTGTTGATTTCGCAAAAAAATTCAGCCCCGGACCCGGCACACATCAGGCCACAATAAACGAAATGGTAGCAGACGTGCTGTTTGACTCCCGTATAGAGCGCAACTATGCAAGCGCCCTAATGTCAATGATAATGGATACCCCACTCCGACAGCCATGGGAATCCGAGGAAAAGGGCATGCTGTTAAGCGATGCGGTGGCAGAGTATATGAAAAACCATCCCAACGGGCTAAGCGGCCTTATCTTCAAGGGCGCTTACTGTTATCTTGAAGACAAGGACACTACCTGTATAAAGCCCGACGGTGAATACCGCGGCATAAACAAAAGGCTGGAGACCGTATACGGCTACCTCACCGCCCTAGGCTACGCAATGAGCGACAACGAGCTAGCGTTACTGGACGGCACCCACGAGCTGTATGTAAAACCGGTTAAAAGAGGTAAAAATAATGAGTAAGGAAATATACCCGGACGGCGATCTGATGCAGATGTGGCGCACGGCGAAACGGCAGGACTGCGCACAGCTAAAACTGCTCGCGGACCTCCGCGCCTGCGGCGTGCCTGAACTCTGCCGTATTGTAGGCGTGGATTACAATAAGTACTTCAGCCCTCCCATCCGTAGTGCATCAGCCGCCGCTGCGCCTAAAAGTAAACGCGGCGGCGGCAGGAAACCGCATTTTCCGTGGAAAAATATCTTCAACGACCTGCTTGCGGGCATCCCTGTGAAAGCGGTTGAAAGTAAGTACGGCATCACGGCAGACAAAATAAGCAATAGGATAGGCCACCTGAAAAGGATAAATCAGGATCCCGGCTTCACATTTAAGCAGCTCCGTATGCTGGAAAAGTCCAATCCCGCCCCGGGATCGCTTGCGGCATCCGCGCCACTGCCGGACGCAGAGCTGCAACCTGTCCCGGCTCCGCCCTCTAAAAAAGAATATGTTCCGGATACAGCACGGGCGCCTGACTCTGAACCGTCTGTGCAAGGGCATGACCCCGCCCCTGAACCTACGGTCTTGGCAGTGCCGGCCCCTCAAAAGCTGGCCGGCCATACGGCATTGGTTTTTGACGAGATGCACACCGACGAGGCATTCGTGCGCTGCCTGTCCATATTCAACTTCACGCGCATCGACGACACCCCATCCGTAAAGCAGGCGGCTATGCACTTGGCATCCGAGATCAGCCGCCAGCTCACGGCCCGCTTGCAATCCGCACAGACCCTAAGCTGACTGCCCCCTTGCCCGCCAACCCCTGCGCGTCTGCGTGTGCGGTGGTTGCCATCCCCGCCATCCTTGTGTGCGAGCCGATATTGCGCGAAGGCCGATTTGCTACGCGGCTTACGAGCTCTTCGTGGCATATAGGCTGCACACCCGCGTAGCCGCGCAGGGTTTGGCGGGCAAGTCTGTCTGAAAGGAGCATGCTTATGCCAAAAACGAAACGTCTGGTGACTATGACTGCCGGGCGTTTAGTGCATGCCGTATGCTATACCCAGTCTATGCCGTACGATCCCCCGGCGGCACGGCGCGCGAAGCAGAAATGCAGTAGCGAGGCCCGCCGCCTGATGAACTTCAACTGTACATGGCAGAAATGCCAGCTGATGGCCGCCGCCAATTTTACAAGCGGCGACCTTTTCGTGACGCTTACTTACGGCGATGGGAGCCTGCCTGTATCGCGCAGGGCTGCGGACTCGCTATTGTCGAAATTCCTGCGCCAGCTCCGCAGCTCGCGCAGGTCGTCCGGCTCGGACCTGAAGTATATCCGCTGCACCCACGAGCTGGCCGGCGACGGCGGCCGCCGCCTCCACCATCATATAGTGATCAACTCCGTGGACGCGCAGTCGGACTGGGAACAGATCCTGTCTCTCTGGCCGCACGGCATGAACGTTGACATCCGGCGTATAAGCGGCAGCGGCCATTACGTGCACGACGATTTCATGGAACTCGCGCAGTACCTGACGCGCGAGCGCCACCCTTCGGCGGCTCTGACTGCGGTCGGCGCACGCAGCTGGTCTTGCAGCCGCAACTTAAAGAAGCCCGTCCGGAGCTCCGTGATGGTTGAGGACAACGTGACGGTGGAAGCGCCGCCCGGCTCGTTTGTGCTTGACACTGACGAGCGCCGCAACGAGTGGGGCACATATAAATATATAAAGTACCTGCTGCCCGACCGTGCGGCAGCACCCGTAAAGCCTCCGCGGCGCCGCCGCGAATAGGCTTTTCCTTTTACAATTAAATAACGGCCACTATACAAATTTGTCTCGGGGTAGTGTATATTCTAACGACATCCCCGCAGAAAATGCGTTGGGATCCTATAAATTTTTCTAAAACCGGTGTAAAATCGTGTGACGGAAATCTGGATCCGCAGCAAAAGTTGCTCTGTAAAGGCAGTAAGGAAAGGCAGCGCGGACCAACCGGAGCGGAGCGCAGGGCGGTAGCCTGCTCGGATGTGTCCAATTTGTGAAAGGTTGTGGAAAACTCTTGACAAACGGGGCTGAAATGTGTATTCTTGAGGTGCATGACGGCAGGATTGTCTGCCCGATATGCCACAGGAAGACAGACCAGGTGATTTTAGCAGACACCGCAGCCGATAACCTCAGTGTTTACTGCAAGTGGTGCAAGCGGAAGATGCTAGTAAAAATTGAAAATGGACGTGCCAGTGCCAGTACCAGTGCCTAGATAGACCCGTGCCCGTGTCCGTGCCCGTGCCTGATACAAGGGAGTCGATTACAGACTGCCCTGAGTTCAGACACCGGGCATTTTTTCATTGCCCGGGGAACGGAGAGACGCGATGCCGAAGCGGGCTGCAAAACCGGAACCGGATTACGGGAACATGACGCTTGCGGAGCTTGAAAAGCTTCTGAACCTGCGCCAGCGCAAGTACGTTCTGCACCTGGTATCCGGGATGAGCCAGACGGACGCGGCGATAGCGGCAGGCTACTCGCCCAAGACGGCTGCGAGCCAGGCAAGCGACCTCCTGAAAATTCCGAAGATTCTCGCCTACAGGCGGGCACTCACCTGCGCGGTACTTGAACGCGCGTGCCTGACCCCGGAATCGATCGCGATAAACCTGTTCGGCATCTACACCCGCTGCATGCAGGCCATGCCTGTGGAGATATGGGACTACGAGCAGCGCTGCTATGTCAAGACCGGCGAGTTCCAGTTCGACAGCCGCGGCGCGATCCGCGTGATGGAGCTGCTCGGCAAGAACCTTGGGATGTTCAAGGACCGCGTGGAGCACAGTAGTGCGAGCACATTCCTGATCGACTCGGGTTCTTTGGATACGATGGCAAAACGTGGCGCATGATGGGTACGGGAAAACCTGTAACGAAAATAACATTAGCGGCCCCGCAGCCGAAGCAGGAGCAGTTCCTTGAAGCGACCGCGAAGTATGTAGCATACGGCGGTGCGCGCGGCGGCGGCAAAAGCTGGGCTGTCAGGATGAAGGCACAGATATTATGCTTCTGCTACCCCGGCTACAGGGCGCTGATCCTCCGGCGCACATACCAGGAATTACTGAAAAACCACATACAGGTCCTTCAACGGGAACTGTACCAGGTGTCAAAATATAACGGCACGGAAAAAACACTGACATTTTTAAACGGCTCAACGATCGAGTTCGGATATTGCAAGCGCGAGTCCGATGTGGAACGATACCGGGGTTTGGAATACGATGCGATTTTTCTTGACGAGGGCACCTTTTTCACTTACTTCCAGTTTCGGACCCTTGCGGCCAGCGTCCGCGGCATAGGCAAAGTCCCTCGCCGTATGTATATAACGTGCAACCCCGGCGGAGTCGGGCACGCATGGGTAAAGCGCCTCTTCGTGGACAGGCTGTACGAGAAGGGCGAGGATCCAAGCGACTATGTGTTCATCCCTGCAAAGGTTGATGACAACCCTATCCTGATGGAGCACGACCCTGATTATGTGAAGTTTCTCGACAGCCTGCCTAATGGCATCCGTGAAGCCTGGCGCGACGGCGACTGGGACGTGTTCGCAGGCCAGTTCTTCACAGAGTTCAGCCGCGAGACCCACGTTGTGGACCCGGTTGAGGCACAGAAGTGGTGGCGCTGGTATGTGACAATAGATTACGGCATGGATATGCTTGCGGCTTACCTGATCGCGGTAGACGAGACAGGCACGGCCTGGGTAACGGACGAGGCTTACGAAGGGCGCGACCTTGGCGACGGGCATGACGGCCTGATAATATCGGCAGCGGCTACACGGCTGTTAAAGCTTGCATCCGGCCGCAAGGTGACCTGGCTAGCGCCTCCCGATATGTGGAACAAAAGGCAGGAATCCGGCAAGAGCGCTGCTGACATCTTCCGTGACAACGGGATCGTTTTGGTAAAGACCTCGAACAACCGCACCGCGGGATGGTTCGCAGTCCGTGAAAGGCTGAAAGTCATAACTGGCAAGGACGGCATCAAAAGCACGAAGCTGAAAATATTCAGGGGCTGCGCGAACCTGATCCGCACTCTTCCGCTGCTGATCTACGACCCGAATAACCCGTCGGACTGCCTGACGGAGCCTCATGAGATAACGCACGCGCCGGACGCGCTAAGGGGCTTCTGCGTATACTGGATGAGCGCTCCAGACAAGCCGGGCGATGTCAAGGGCAAATGGACTAAATTCATGCAGGACGAATACGGACGCGCAGGCGAAGACCTCCGCAGTTACTTGCGCACGATATGGGGTGACCCCCCGTCATAACGGTACAGGGAGAAAAGATATATGGCTGAAAAGGATAGGGTGAAAGAAAAAGCTCCGAAGGGCGGCACGGGCAAAGGCGTGTCTGCAAGCCTTGAGCTCTGGCAGGAGCGCTTATCCGACAGCGACCGCGAGTTCGAGCAGGAAGTGACGAAGATGCGCGAGCGCGAAGCTTTGTATGCCGGCAAAAAGCGCGACCTGAAGCAGTTCACCGACAGCGACGTTGAACGCTACGGCGGCGGCACAAAGGAAGCCCCGCATATCCGCAACATCATATTCGAGAACATCGAGGCACAGATAAGCTCGTCGATCCCGCAGCCGAAGGTAACCCCGCGCAAAGAGAACGACGAGAACCTTGCGGCGACCATGGAACATTTCCTGCGCAACGAGCTCGACCGCCTTCCGTTCGAGATAATGAACGACCTTGCTGAACGCGCAGTGCCTATCCATGGTGGCGTTGCGTGGCATGTGGAATGGGACAACGAGGCGGGCACTCACGGCACGGTCGGCGACATAACGGTAAGCGTGATCCATCCGATGCAGCTAGCCCCGCAGCCGGGCGTGTATACCGGCATCCAGGACATGGACTGGATAATTATAAAGCAACCAACTACCAAGGAAGCGGTACGCCGCAAGTTCGGCGTAGACATAGAGGACGAGGGCGAATCCGAGCCGGAGATCCGCACGGGCGGCGAGCAATCTCAGGCGGACGATTCCGTGACCCAGTACATAGGGTATGCCCGCAACGACAACGGCGGCATAGACCGTATCATCTGGGTAAACGACACGGTGCTTGAGGAGCTTGACGATTACCAGGCGCGCAAGGCCGAAGGAAAGACCCTTGAAAAAGAGAACATATATACGGAAATGACCACGGCAAAAGGCCTGACTATCCCCGGCGAGACTCCCGAGCTCGACGAGTTCGGTGATGTCCGTTACGAGTTTAACGATCCGGTGATCCCTGAACCGCCGCCGGGCATGGACGGTCTTGGCGTGTCAGGCTCGGATGCGGGTTTTGACAGCCCCGGTCTTGATATGTTTGGCGCGGATACCGGCTTTGACCGCCCCGGTCATGATATGTTTTGGACGGATGACGGCTTTGACCGCATGGGTATCCCGCAGCCTGTAATGCACCCGACGCAGATCCCGTACTACACTCCGGATATGTACCCGATAGTGCTTCAGAAAAGCGTTACCGTATACGGCCAGCTCATGGGCAACTCGGACGTGGACATCATAAAGGACCATCAGGAAACGATAAACCGGATGCACCTGAAGGTGATCGAGCGCACGTTAACCTCCGGCTCGAAAATAGTCGCGCCTAACGACACGAAGATAAGGTACGACGCTAAAGAGGGCGACGTGATCCGCCTGACAGACCCCGCGCATGCCGCATTTGTAAGGAACATCGACCTTGACGGGAACATATCCCCTGCGATGGCGTATATGTCGCATGTGTATGAGGAATCCCGCCAGGCACTGGGCGTGACAGACAGCTTCCAGGGCCGCAGGGACACCACGGCTACATCTGGCAAGGCAAAGGAATTTGCGGCAGCGCAGACCGCCGGCCGTCTCGAGTCTAAACGGGTGATGAAGGACGCGGCGTACGCGGACCTGTTCGAGCTGATGTTTAAATTCGCGCTTGCATACTCTGACGAGCCTCGCACGATCGTGCACAAGAATATGCACGGCGTAAACGAGTATTCGACATTCAGCCGCTATGACTTCCTTGAGATGGACGAGACCGGCGAATACTGGTGGAACGACCAGTTCCTGTTCAGCTGCGACGCATCTGCCCCTCTTGCGAGCAACCGTGAAGCGATGTGGCAGGAAAACCGCATGAACCTTCAGAGCGGCGCTTACGGCAACCCGACCGAGCTTGAGACCCTGATCCTGTTCTGGTCAAGGATGGAGATGCTCCATTACCCGTTTGCAGGTCTTACCCGCAAGCATTTAGAGGAAAAGCTTGCCGAGCAGAAACAGGCGGAGCAGCAGGCAATGATGATGCAGGGCTTGGGCGGCGGGGAAATGCCGCCGGGCTCGCCTCCGGGCGCGCCACCAATGCCGGGGATGATGCCGGGCATGGACATTCCTGAATCCGGCTACATGGACGGCGGCCCGCAGCTCCCCGCCCAGATATTGGAGGGCATAGAGCGCCGTGCGATGGAAGACGCAATGCGGGCAGCGCCGTATTGATGCGGTGCAGCCCTTAGTGCATAACTCTTGTGAAAGGAGGAGAAGGTTAATGTCAGAGAAAAGCGGATATGCAGGCAGGATAGCCAACCAGGGCACACAGAAGGTAAAAGCGCCTAACCAGACGAAACCGCAGGCAAAGGGCAAAGTCAAGACCGGCGGCGATCTTCGCTCCGGCGGCAAGAAGTGAGCCTTTCCGGGACTGCCCGGGACTGCTCGCGCCACGCAGGGATAGCGCAAACATCCGCATTACGCATGGAACAGCGGAAAAATCCAGGCTGCAGCGTCACTTGAAAATATAGGCAGCGCTGCGGGCAAGAGGTCAAAATGCCACAATTAAGTGAACAGGACTATTTTAAAGCTCTCGGGCTAGGCGAAAAAGCGCAGGAAGGCAACGCCGCCCCTGCACCCGACGGCAACACCCCGGCGGCAGCGGAAAAACCCTTAGGTCAGGACCCCGCTGACAGCGGAGCGGATGCAGGTGCGTCTGCGGATGCGGGCGGCGGTTATGATGACGGGTACGCTGATGACCCCGACGGGCTGGAGAATCTGCCCGTTGCCGATGATGCGGGTACGGCGGATCTGTCCGGAGACAGCCAAGCGCCGGAAGATGGCGCACCTGACGGCAACCGCAAGGTCAAGGTAGAGATGACCCCTGAACAGCGCAGGAAGTATGCGGCGGAGCGCCGCCAGCGCGAGCAGCAGGAGATAATAACCCGAGCGGTCAATGAGAATCTGGACAGGCGCGTCAGCGAGATCCTCGCAGCGGAACGTGCGCAGATGGACTCTGAATGGAGCGCGTTCTTTAAAAAGGCCGGCCTTGAAAACCCGGTGACCGGCAAGCCGATCGCCACGAAAGCAGAGTTCGATGCCTGGTCCAAGGCAGAGTCCGAGGCTCAGATGCAGCGCGACATCGCCGACGGCAACTTCACCCCGGAAATGCTGCACAAAGCCATCTCGGAAAACCCTGTCATAAAGCAGGCCGAGGAACGGGAGCGCCAGCGCAATGTTGAGGCAATGGATGCGCGCGTACAAGTGGAGCTGACGGAAATATCGAAGCTGGATCCGTCTGTAAAGACCCTTGAGGATATCATGAAGCTTCCGACCGCGCCCGCGTTCGTGGATATGGTAAAGGTCAAGGGCTACAATTTCCTTGATGCGTTCAAGCTTGCAAACTACGACCGCCTCACGGCTGCAAAGTCAGCCCGCGAGTCCGCGGCGGCGAAGCAGCAGGCACTTGCGAACGCGCAAAGCAAGGATCACCTAAACGCGGCGGCGGCGGCCCGTGGCGGCGGCAGCAGCACGGTGCCGGTACCCGATAATGTAAAAAAGATGTACCGCGAGCTGCACCCGAAAATGACGGATGACGAGATCCGTAATGACTACAATAAAAGGCACAAGCCTGCTTGATGCAGCGCAAAAATAAAAGCATGAAAGGATAATAATTATGGGCTTTTTTCATAAGACAAGCGACACCGGGGCGGTCCCTTCGATCATAAACCTGCCGGCAGCGGCCGGCGAGTACTCGCCCGGCCAGCTCCTGACGGTGACGGACGGGCATCTGACGGCGATAACGGCGGCATCAAACACGACCCCGCCATATGTCTGCCACAGCGCAAGGAAAATCGAGACCGCCGGCGGTATGCTGGCAGTAAACCGCGTCCGCAAGGATGTCGTTTACAAGACATCCCTGTCAGCGGCGGCAGCGGAAGCGAAAATAGGCAGCAAGCTGCGCATATCCGCCGGGGGAAAACAGGTTTCGGCGGGCGCGGGCACATTCGAGATAGTGTACATCGAGGGCACTGCCGAGGATGACACTGTGCGCGGGCGCTTCGTTTAGCAGCCCCGTCTGAGTATAAGAGAGGAGAATACATAAATGGATGTAACTTTTACACAAGCGAGCGGCTTGCAGGATTCGATTTACGGTAACGTACAGGCTCCAATCCAGCGTTTCATCGAAGAGCGCGGCGAGGAGTTTGAGCGGACGTCAGCGCTTGAACTGCTGTTCCTGATGGGATCAACAACGAACTTTGGCGATATGCTGAGCAGCATGACTGCCATGGACGGCTTCGACCCTGTCGGGGAACTGGGTGAATACCCGACCGACGGCATGGCCGAAGGTTTCCAGAAATTCCTTCCGCAGGAAGTCTGGAAAAATTCGTTTTCGCTGTCCCGCGAAATCATCGAGGATTCAAAGATTATGGACCTTCGCCAGAAGCCTGCGCAGTTTACGACTGCATATCTGCGCACCCGCGAGCTTTTCGGCGCATCGATGTTCGGTGCTGCGATGAACGGCGCAAAGTCGATGCAGTTCAGGGGCAAGTCTTTTGACGTGTCCTGCGCGGACAAAGAAGCGCTGTTCAGCAAAGCCCATCCTTCAATCGTGGATGAGAAATTCAAGCAGTCGAATATGTTTTCAAACGCGTTTTCAAAGGACTCGTTGAACAGGGTGGAATCCGCGATGCAGATGTTAAAGGGCGACAACGGCGAGGAGCTTGGCATCTCCCCTGACACGATCGTGATCCCGAACGACCCTGACCTGAAGGACGAGGTGTTCTCTGTGATCGGCGCGGACAAGAACCCGGTAAATGCCGAAAATTCGTTCAACTATCAGTACGGTCGCTGGAACGTGATCATCTGGTCATACCTGAACAGGTTCATCAAGCCCGGCCAGAAGCCGTGGTTCCTTGCGGACGATTCGTACAACAAGCTATTCGGCGGCGCGGTCTGGAACGACCGCACCAAGCTGGAGGTGCGCTCATCGGTCAACGAGAACAACGACGCAAACATATGGCGCGGCTATGCCCGCTATGCTGCGACGTTCTTCGACTGGCGCGCGTTCTGCGGCGGCGGGATGGCAGGCGGCGACCTGCTGAAGGCTGCTTAGTCGCAAACGGTTACACTAAGGGCGGGGCAGCTGTTCCGGCATCTGCCCCGCCAATTGCAAGAGGTGCTGTCATGACTATACGCGAGATAATATCATGGGTAGACGAGGTAAAGCCGAACGCGTTTACCGATGCGGTCAAGGTAGGCTGGCTCAACGATCTGGAGGGCCTTCTTATAGCGGACGTGTTCCTTCTTGCGCCCCTGCCGCTGTACAGCGCTGACCTTGACATGGATACGGTTCCGCTTGTGGATCCGCCGCACGATGCGTTGTATATCCAATGGCTGACCGCAAAGGTCGATGAGGCGAACGGCGAATACGACCGTTACATGAACACGCTGTCTATATACAACGTGCATTTCGACAATTTCGTCTGTTGGTTCGCAAACACATATGCCCCCGCGCAGGGCTATAACGACGGCCTGACTCGCAGCTGGCATCCGTACCGCAGGCGTACCGCCTGACATGAATTTGAATGCTCCGCGCCGTGCAGGCGCGTTAAATAAAAGATAGATCGGAGATATTGAAATGGCATACACGGACGCTCCATATTATTTAGATGCATACAGCCTCGCGGTAAAGCGCGGCTTCGCCGGCAGCGTTGACGACTGGCTCGAGTCGCTCAAAGCCCCGAAGCTCGAACTCCGTTTTGTAAACGATGAGTTCGAAGTACGTTATGAGGGTGAAGACGACACAGCCTGGGAAGAGATAGCCAGCTTTAGGGACTTCCGTCTTGAAGTAATTGCCGAGGTAAAAAAAGCCGAACAGGCTGCGCTCGACGCAAAAGACGCAGCAGCCAGAGCTACTGAAATAGCCGGCGGCAATGTCGCGACTTTAACTGAGCTGACCGCAGAGGTCGAAGCCCGTATCCTGGCTGTAATTGAGTTGAATGAACTTATAGAGGAAGTGCAGGGCAGATTACAGCTGCACACGCAGGCATCGAACCCACACAGCGGCAGCGCATCAAAAGAAGAACTGACCGGACTACACGACCTCGTACAGCTGCACGCGCAGGCATCGAACCCGCACAGCGGCAGCGCATCAAAAGAAGAACTGACAAAATTTATCTCTTTATTTGCAAATAGCAACTATATAATTGACCCATTTTTTGAGTATTGGCATGAGTCCATAAACCAAAGTAACCCTAACGGTTACGGCTCATGCACCATGTGGAGAACGCATTTTACAAACGGCGCACAAGGTAGCGTTAGCAGACAAAATGTATTAATTCCCTCTGAATATCCGGGTGCAGAGTTTTTTCACAGAACCGTTATCACCACACCCGGTGATGTAACACTGACGCAGCGGTTAGAAAACGTAAGAGTATTTAAAAACAAAATGACGTTATCATTCTATATTAAATCTGACGATAACAGAAGCATAGCTGTTGAATTGCGGCAATCTTTCGGTATGGGGGGTTCTCCGGAAGTTGTTACATCAAGGCAAAATATAGAAATAAAAACAAACGTCAAAAGATATGACGCAACTTTTGATATACCCTCTATTGATGGCAAAACAATCGGCTTAAACAATTATTTGGAAGTCGTAATAATATATTCTGAACAAAATAGCGATTATCTTCAAACCGGCATATTTGACATCGGAATTGTCAAATTCGAGCACGGTTCACGCGCAACGCCCGTTCAGCAAAATCCCGAGGATCCCCTAGCGGTTGAAAGGTTTTATCAAGAACGATACCTATATATTGACGCTCCGACGGTGCATGGTCAGAGACCGGTAGTTGCACTTGGATATGTCCCGATGGTTAGAGCACCAATAGCAACAGCAGTAGGCCTAGCGAGTGTAATAGCGTCCCCGGAGCACACCGCAACAATAACACAGTTTCTCCGCATAGATCAGTCTCACGGTGTAGCCGCAGTTGTTTTAAGCGAGCTTATTTTTGCGCAGCGTTACATTGGGTATGCAAAGTTTGATGCAAGACTATAGCCGTGCGTCTGCTACCCAGTGACCCACGATTTGACCGCCTGCCTCACTGCTTATAAGTAACATACCATATGTAGAGAGACGATTAACGCTAATGCTTATACTGCTGCCATTAAACGGATCATTCCAACTGGAAGCATTAGCATTAAGAGCGCTATGTGTACGTATAATGGGCATTCCTCTTTTTTCGACCTTAAATGGGATGTTAGGTAACAATATTTGATTAGGATAGATCGCTGACCATGTAGTGATATTTTGCGATGCTCCGATTGTTCAAAGAAAGGAAACACAGCATGAATAAACATTATATACGCACAGACAAAAAAAACCGCGTAATAGCAGGATTGACGGATGACACTATTGCCTATCCTGATGGCGTACAGGATGGAGACTTTTTCACGCACGAAAGCGGCGGCAGGATATTTGAATTATACGCTGATAATCAATGGTTTGCGAACCCGCCGCTGATGACAGCAGATGGCATACCGCTGTATTTGTTGGATGACGACAATGCCGTGGTACACCGCAGACGCGATGAGGATATAGAAGCCGACCGCGCTAAAATACCTCCACCACCGCCACTATCGCCTTCGCATGAGTCGTGGCCGGGTACTATATATACGCAAAAAGAATGCGCTGACTTTTTGGAAGAGTGGATGAGACAGTCTGGCTATGTGCCGGATCGCGAGGTGGGC